AGGCTGGCACGATTCTTGCTATTAAAGACTATATTGATTAAAGAGTCTATATTGAAAGAAGACTTTAATAAAGATTTTAATTCTTTACTCTATAGAGACAATAAAGAAAGGTAGCACTCAATGGAAAATGATGACTTAGAACGGATATATTGGTTTTGTGTTTCTGATTGTGTAGACCTGTTAGCACATGGCTCTACCGACATCGAGACACTGCTCAATGATGTCTATGAGGCCTTGAAGCGCACTAAGCCAGAATCTGGCTCTTGTGTTGCCCTTTTGGCAATACTTGACCAATTAGCTCAGGAAAGGACTAGGATCAATGCAAACTCAGTCTAAATTTGTAAAGCACATAGCCTGTGAGGGCTGTGGCTCCTCTGACGCTAGGGCTGTGTACTCTGACGGCTCTGAATACTGTTTTAATTGTAAAACCCATAGCAGGGCCTCAGACGGCTTTGTAGACCAAGGAAGGGGTAAGGTACTAACCATGACTCAGAAACCCGTTGTAGAGCCTCTAAAAGGCCTTAGCGGTCAATTCTTATCGATACCTGAAAGGGGAATCACTAAAGCCACTTGTGAAGCCTATGGTGTCAGACAATCAGGGACAGAACATTATTATCCCTACACCGATGACCGAGGCACTGAGGTGGCCTTTAAGATTAGGACAGTGGCAGACAAGCAATTCAGGTCTCAGGGCAACATCAAAGAGGCTCTGTTGTTTGGTCAAAATCGGTACCCTGCCGGTGGTAAGTACCTGACTATCTGTGAAGGCGAGTTAGATGCACTAGCTGCCTTTCAGATGACGGGGTCGCTGTATCCTGTGGTGTCAATCAAGAATGGGGCACAATCGGCTGTGAAGGACTGCCAAGCACAATTCGAGTACATCGACAGCTTCGAGACTGTTGTGCTCGCATTTGATGCCGATGAACCTGGGCAGGAAGCAGCCCTAGCCGTTGCTGATCTGTTCGGTTCCAAGGTCAAGATTATGAAGATGTCAAAGCCCTACAAGGATGCCTGTGATTATCTCAAGGACAACAAATCTGCGGACTTTGTCAAAGCATGGTGGGCAGCAGAGACCTATGTGCCTGATGGTATCGTTGCTGGCTCTGAGCTGTTCGAGTTAGTCATGCAGCCCTTGCCAAAGGCTCAGGCGCACTATCCCTATGCTGGCCTAAACGACATGACCGGAGGTATCAGGCAACAAGAGATGGTTGTGGTCACTGCTGGCTCAGGCCTTGGCAAGTCTCAGTTTATCAGGGAAGTGATTTGGCAATTGCTCTGTGAGACCAAGGACAACATCGGGATTATGTTCTTGGAAGAGTCGGTTAAGCGGACAGCATTGTCTCTGATGTCATTAGCGATCAATAAGCCACTGCACTTGGCAGAAACTGAGGCCACTGAGGCATCTAAGAAGGAAGCCTTTGATAAGACCCTAGGCTCTAATCGGCTGTTCTTTTATGACTGTTTCGGTAGCACAGCAATCGATAACATCATCAATCGAGTGAGGTACTTCACCAAGGGGCTAGACTGCAAGTACATCCTGCTAGACCATGTCTCTATCGTGGTGTCTGCTCAGGATCATGGCGATGAGCGCAAAGCCATTGATGAGATTATGACTAAACTTCGGATGATTGTGCAGGAAACGGGTGTTGCATTGTTTGTGGTGTCCCACCTACGCAGGCCAGAGGGTAAAGGCCATGAAGAGGGTGCAGCTACTAGTCTGTCCCAATTAAGGGGTTCAGCAAGTATTGGACAATTAGCCGATATGGTGCTAGGATTAGAAAGGTCAGCACAGCATGAAGACCCTGTCGAGCGCAATACTACAAGGGTTAGGGTTATCAAGAACCGATACAGCGGAGAGACCGGCAAAGCCTGTGCAGTCCTGTATGACAAGCACACAGGCCGCATGAACGAGATCAACGAGGAGGCACTATGACATCCGCACTACTGATAGGCTGTTTTGCTTTTATTTCATCAATACTGAAAGGCTTAAAATAATGGAACCCTACTACGATTACATTAACGATGCAGACTACGACACTGTGGACTACACAGCCGTAGAGCAACTAGAAGAGCGCATCAAAGACCTTGAAGAGGTCAATGAGGAACTGACAGCACAGATCAAGGTTGCTGTTAAATTGGTTAGCAAGTTTAATCATCCTGAAGAATATGGGCACTTGCTCGACTCTGATGCAAAGCGTGATGTAATGGACTTTCTTAAAATCTATGGAGACTATCTAAAATGAAGTTAGAACTGGAGGTGGACACCTATGTTGGAATGGGCGATAGTGGTAATGTTGAGTGTCTTATTTTTGCTGATGACGGCAGCCGTCCTGCTATGAGCATCGATAAGAAGCTGGAAGACTTGGTGCTAGAGTTTATCGAGTTAAGGCAGGTCAACGGCAAATACTCTGATGCTCATAATCCTGAAAGGAAGGAACTGATGAATGCACTGGAAGACTGCCTAGCACTCTTGAAGCAAGCATGAGTAGCTGGCTTATCATCGTAACCGGCTGTATCTATGCCTACATTGCAGCAGAGCAAGGCATGAAGGGCAACATTGCTCTGCTAGTGGTCTATGCTGGTTATGCCTTTTCTAACGTAGGACTTTATTGGATGGCAACGAAATGATTACTTTTCTATGGCTGATGTTCTTTACAATCATCTTTGCATTTTGGAGGTCATATGGTGAAGGTTAGTGGTGTTCCTTACGAGGTGGATCTGCCCCACGGCTTAGACGAGGCTGGCCTCATTGCTGAGTTAGAGCGTGAGAACGCTATGATGAGGGCCAGGATGCAGAGGCTTGAAGATGAGAACCGCACACTGGATGCCTTGGTCTTCAAGTTAAACACAGAACTGATAAACCTGAAGAACAGCGCCAAATGAGTCCCTGCAAAACCATTTGCAAATTAGACAAAACAGGTGTATATTGTGTTGCCTGCTTTAGGTTGATGTCAGAGATTGAGGATTGGCCTAAGATGGACGACACACAGAAGGCCTTTGTAGTTGCAGCTTCAGAGTTAAGGAGGATAGCAAATGAAGCCGATAAGCGTTTCAAGCGTGATAAATAAGAGTGGTGTATTGACGTTGTACCTACTAACAGATGACGGCAAATTACTGAAGAAGAGCGAAGATGACCGAGATTGGCAACAAATCGATAGTTTTTCTGGACATAGAGACCAACTCCCAGTTGAGCCAAATCCACCTGTGCGTGACAAAGGAACTAAGAAGCGGAGAGGTTAAATGTCATCACAAGGCCGACACTTTATTAAAAATGTTAGAGGAACAACCACAAGTAGTAGCGCACAACGGAATCAGCTTCGACTTCCCAATCTTGAACAGGCTTTGGAATACGAAGATCACTCCGTCGATGTGCATAGACACCCTAGTCATGTCAAGGCTGATGAGTCCAAACCGAGAAAACGGACACAGCCTCGAAAGCTGGGGAAACAGGCTAGGCAGGAAGAAGATAGACTACAAGAGAGTCTGGCACAGGATCAACAAACTCTCTTTTGACAAGAAGAGCACTCTACCGTTTGACCAGCCACACCCCAAACTGTTAGAGCGTTATTGCAGGCGAGATGTAGAAGTATTGGAGTTAACTTACTTTGAACTTTTAAAGGAGCAACAACATTATGGTTTCTCGGAAAAGAGTATCGAACTCGAACACAAAGTCGCAGCCATCATCCATAAGCAGGAGCGAAACGGTTTTAAATTCGATCTGCCAACGGCTATGGTATTTCTGGCAGGACTTAAAGATAAAATGGGCGCAATTGAGGCATCCCTACAGTTCATCTTTCCTCCAATCACAACCGAGCGTTATTCAGAGAAAACTGGAAAAAAACTCAAGGACGATATCGAAGTCTTCAACCCCGGCTCGAGGCAGCAAATCGCCAAGCGCCTCCAAGAAAAAGGTTGGAAGCCGCAGCACTTCACGGACAACGGTCAAGCCAAAGTAGATGAGACCGTTCTTGCAGGAGTTAATATTCCAGAGGCGCAAGCTATTGCCGAATACTTACTGCTTCAGAAACGGGTGGCTATGGTTGAGTCGTGGATTGAGAATACGACTGACCAGCAACGGATTCACGGTAAGGTCATCACAAATGGAGCAGTCACGGGAAGAATGACGCACCAAAGCCCTAATATGGCCCAGGTGCCCTCCGTTGGCTCTCCGTATGGGATAGAGTGCCGCAGTCTATTTACCGTGCCAAAGGGCTATAAACTCGTTGGTGCTGATGCTAGTGGCTTAGAGTTGCGTATGTTGGCCCACTATATGAAGGATCAGGATTATGTTAAGACGGTCACAGAAGGCTCGCAGGATTTGGGAACTGATGTACATACCAAGAACCAGCAAGCTGCGGGGTTATCTACAAGGGCGCAAGCCAAAACGTTTATCTATGCATTCCTCTATGGCGCAGGGCCTGCCAAAATCGGGTCGGTTGTTGGTGGTTCAGCGAAGGAAGGGCAAAGGCTCATCGATTCTTTTCTTAGGAACACGCCAGCTTTGCAGACTCTTCGCAGCACGGTTAACGAACTCGCCGTTAAAGGGCACCTACCAGGTCTTGATGGACGCAGGTTATTCGTTCGCTCCGAACACGCAGCCCTCAACACCCTTTTGCAAGGTGCTGGTGCGATAGTGATGAAGCAGGCTTTGGTGTTCTTACATGAGAGCATCGTGAGAAGCAAACTAGATGCAAAGTTTGTGGTCAATGTGCATGACGAGTTCCAATTAGAAGTCAAGGAAGAACACGCACAAAGAGTAGGGTTTTTAGCAGTAGAGAGCATCAGGAAAGCGGGTAGAATCCTTAACCTACGCTGTCCCCTAGACGGCGAATACAAGATTGGAGATAATTGGTGTCAGACGCACTAGACGACTTTAAAGACCTTGGAGACCCAGAGTCAGCGATGATGATAGCGGTCATCGACGGGGCCATCCATGTAGCCTACAGCAAAGATTTAACAAATAAATATGAAGAAATGCTTGACATACTAGAAACTGCCTGTATAATGATTTCTGAAGCAGCAGAACCGAAGTCTAACAAAATTACTCACTAACCTAAAAGGAGAATTATATGAGTGATGCAAAGCCGGTTA